GGCTGGACCGGAGCGAGAAGTCCCCGTCCCCGGCGTAGTCGCCCCTGATCTCGATACCGGCGGCCGGGGCGATCATGGTCATAAGGAGGATGGGGACTGATAATATCGCAAATCCGTTCATGTTTTCCATCTCCTAAGTTTTGCGTAAATGTTTTTCTACGTATTTCGCCGCGTTCGGTGCCAATTGCTCCACCGGGTCGGTGATGAAATGGCTTTTGCCGGTCGTGTGATTGAGAGATGCGTCCTGATGCTGACGGTAAATGTAGCTCTCCGCCGGGCCACCACCGCCGAGGACGATCACGCCCCGTGCGTCGTCGCGTTCGGTTCCCAGGGAGTTTCGCATCGTCCCACCATTGACGGGCGCTACCGGGCACTGCCTTTTCATCTCGGATAGGACCTCTCCCTTCGCCCATTCTTCGACCCCATCCAACGCCGCCTCTTTCGCCCGCGCGATGACGGCTCCGGCGGCCCATTCGGTGATCCGGATACTCATAGCCTCACCTCATATTCTATGATCTGACCTCCGACGCCCGTCGGTGAGAGGACCGCCAGGACGGGGCGAGGATCCCCGCCGTTGTAGATCACGTAGTCGCCCGGCTGGACGGCTGACATGGTGCGGAGGAGGGCGGTGGAGGTGATCTCCTGGCCGCTGGCGGTGCGGACGAGCTTGATCTCTTCGGTATATCGGCATTTCTGGTTTTCATAATCGGTATACGTCGGCCCGTACAGGCCCGAGCCCGTCGCCTTCCGCCAGACGAAGGTTTGGTGCATGGGGGTTATGCTCATTTCTTCGCCACCAGAATCTCAGTGCACCGGCATCTCGGATGCAGAGTCGGCCCGTCGCCGCCGCCCTCAAATTGCCCATTGGGGAGTTCCGCCCTTTTCCCGGACATGGGACGGCATAGGGGGCATAGCCTTTCGTCCGGGGTGACGAGCCATTCGCGCTCCCAGTCGTCAGGGCTCAGGATGCCCCGCTTTACCGCCCCCCGGTTGGCTTCTCGATATCCCTCGTTGGCCGCCTTGTGGCCCTCAGTGAGGGCTATTGTCCCGGCTCGCCACTTGAGGAGCTTCTGACGGTATCGGTCCACCGCCAGCTTGCGGGCCGATTCGTCCATGTCCAGCTTCTCAAGACCGGCCTCGAAGTTTCGGACGGCCTGAACGTGCTGGGGGATGAGTCCGACGTTCTGCTTGATGATCTTGATTTGTTCATTCGGCGAAAGTCCCTCCTGGAACCCTCGAAGGATCGTCTCTCGGATCCCGGCCTTCGTCCCGGCGTCGATGTACTTGATCTCGTCGCCGCAGAACTTTTCCAGCCAGGCGATTGCCTCTGGGGATTTGAGGTCGAAAGAGACGCCCATCCCCACAAGCTTCCCGATCTCTTCGAGCTGAGCCTCGCCGCCCTCCAGGAAGGCTGCCTCGATGAAAGGAGAGGGGTCGAATTTGGTCGCTGGGATATTCTTTCGGCCTTCGATCTCTACCTCCCTCTGCCACGCCAGGAAGGCCTCGGTGATCGTCCTCGCCCACTTGTCGCCGACGTCCTGGGTAGTGGTCATACTATCTCAACAGATCCAGCTATCCAGCCCTGGAGAAGTTGTCTCGCCTTCCTCGACTGGAGGACGCCCGCGCCCGCCCCCGGAGCATAAGTTTCCGACGTCGTCGAATAGGTAGCGTGGGTGACGCCCTGCTGCTGGAGGGACCGCCTCACCTTCTGGTCTGGAGCGGCGACGCCTTCTAGTATCGCCAAGGCTTCGAGACAGCAGGCCGCTTCGACTTCGGCCGGAACCTCTGAATAGTCGGGGAGGGTTGAACTCTGGTAATATATTTCTGAGTCATCTGGACGAGTTCGGGCGGCTATATCAGGCCGCCGGGGGAACTCGCGGGCCTGGTCCGGATCGTACTTCCATCCTTTCAGCATCAGACAGTCGATGGAATCGGACGCCTCTTCCAGCGCCGCCTCCTTCTGCGCACTCGTCGCGGCGGTCCAGGCCGCTATATCGACGACGTGGGCCGTGAGCCAAACGTCGGCATCTGTTGCCGAAATGTAGGAAGTCATCCAAATCAGTCCTCAGTCTTCTTCTTTCGTACTCTCTTCACCTGCTCCGGCTCCGGTTCGGTGATGGGGGTGGGGGTGGGCTCGTCATCCGCCCCCTTTCTCGGATACCATGCCATGAGGTCACCTCTTCTTAACGACGAGCTTAGCGATCCCGGAGTTTATGAGGTCCGACGCCTCCCCAAACGAGATCACGTCCGAAGAGAGCTTCATCCGATCACCTTTGGCGTAGTCCTCGTCCCTCCACGCGAAGGGGCGGGTGAACTCCAGGTATCGCTCTTCGACCATCAGACCGCCTCGTAGACGTAGATCTTCACGTCATCCTCCCCGGTGAGGGTGCTATTGAGATCCACCAGACATTCAGCCACCGTCGGCCCTATCGTCACCGTCGGGAGGGTCGTTTCCATCACACCGCCGAGGAAAGTGAACATCACTGCGTCGGCGTCGGAGGGAATCGCGTCCAGGCCGAGCTTATCGCTGTAATCGATGGTGACTGAGGTGTTCACGTCGGTCGTGAAGTTGGCCCACGTCAGGGCCTTGAAAGCCTGCGTCGTGGTCGTGGCGTTGGCGCTCGCGTTCCAGGCGATCGTCTCCGTGATATCCTCGTCGTTGACGTTGGTTCCAGTCAGGAGGGCGTCGCCGGTCATCGAAACGCCTGGAGTCAAGATCAGGCACCGAGCGGCGTCGATCGTTCCGGTCATATTGGCCGCGTCGATGTTCGTCCCGTCAGTCGTTATCGCCCCATCGGTCCCATCTAGTACCTCGTCAGAGGTTGCGGCTGCCGGGGTCGTGATCGTCTGGACGTGCCACATAGGAGTCCCGCCGACGGTAAGGTTGCCCTCGATGATCCCGTCTCCGGACAGATACAGCCCGTCTCCGACGAACCAGCCCGTCGTGGTGTAGTTTTCGCTCCTCGGATACCATGAAGACTGAGAGGCGGCCGCCCCGATCAGGAGGGCCGCCGTTACGACGATTGCGATTAGTTCGCGTTTCATGTCGATCTCCTCACGTCGCGGGGGTGAGCGCTGCGAAGGGGAACCGGGTTCCGTCGGTCTCGTTGACGAGGTTCTTCGGGTTCGGCAGAACCCATCCGAGCCGCATGGTGAGCCGGAGAGCTACCATATCGTTCTGGAAGAGGTTGTAGACAAGCTTCCCGGCGTTGTCGTGAATCGAAGCCTCCGTCGCCACCTTCCAGGTGATGTCCTGGCGGATGCCATAGATGGCCTGGTTCCAGTCGCCCACTACCGCGAGGGCGATCGTGTCGTCCCATGCTCCGTTGTTCGGGAAGGTGATGGGGGCCCCGGCGAGCCTGTATCCGGTCGACTCCTTCATGTCGTTGAGGAAGAGGAACTGGCCGTTTGCGTCCCGAAGACCTCTGAGCCGTCCCATCATGGGGACGCCCCCCATCGCACCGTTGACGATGTACCCGTCCTGCTCTACCAGAGAGTAGAGACCGTTGTTGGCTAGAAGGGCGTCAGCTAGATCGGCGAACGTCTCCCCGGACCCCACGTCATCCATGCTCACAGAGTTGGACTTTGCGATCGCCTGGGTCACGATCCCATCCGGCCAGGAGGCCGGGGCGATCGATCCAGCAGAATTGTAGAGGATCGACTGATCCACCAGAACGCCGAGAGCTTCGACGAGACGGGGCTTGGTCATCCCCCACAGGTCGAAGTTCTGGGATGCCATGTCGGAGATCACGCTTTCGGGAACCGGGACGATGACGGCTATCTCCTCCATCGTCATGGTGACGCCGGTCCAGTCCATCTTCGTGGTCTTTTTGGTGTTCCCGGCGGCGTATGCTCCGGCCACCTCATCGACGAAGTAGGCTCTGGGGAAGCTGTTGAGCATCGGGATCCGCGTCACCTTCGAGGAGACGGGAGGCAGGCCCCTCATCTTCTGGAGGCAGAAGCTCTGAGTCGGGATGGCTTCGATGATCTGTTTGCTGTACTCAATCGGCAGGAGTTCCTCCGACCTTCCAATAAAATTATCGTAGTCAGTCATAGGTAATTACCTCGTTATCGGCCCCCCCTGCCCGCTGCCCGGAGGACCATTCGATTGAATTCGTTGCCGGTCGGCGCCGATCCGCCTGGGGGCGTCGGCCCGCCCGCTTTGTTGAGACCTCTGGACTTCGCCCATTCTTTCGCATCTTTGGCGATCTCGTCCTCGGTCGTCCCCCTGAGCCGGTCCCAGTCGGCTTCGGGTATCCCGGCCTCCCGGCCGTATTTCGCCCTCCACTTTTCGAGGTCGCGTTCCAGCTTGACGGCGTCCAGCTCCCTCTCGGCGGCTTCGCGCCTCTCTCTTTCGATCTGAGCTTCGGACTTATCGGCGTCGGCCCGCTCTTTGGCGGCCTTGGTGAGTTTTATCGCCTCCTTGATCGAGACTCCGAACTCTTTTGCGAGTTCTTCCTCCCTCACCCTCCGATCCCTCGCCAGCCGATCCATTACTATCCGCTCGACTTCGGCTTTGGGTATCGTCTCGTCACCGGCCGCTGGCTTATTCTGGCCCCCAGCGTCGGGGCTTGCATCGTCTTGACTCATGGTAGTTTCCCCCGTCATTTACGGCGACGGTTGCCGTATGTGATTATGAGCCGGGCATGAACATTTCGCCCGCGTTCTGAGTTCGGAGCTTTTCGAGCGCGTCCTGAAGCGACGCGCCTTCGAGATGGTAGAGCATCCGGAGCGCTTGTTCGTCCCAGATGAGGCCCTGGGACTTGAGGAGCGCCACATTAGCGACCGTCTCCTTGAAGTCCTCGGGGAGGCCGTCTTGCCATTGAATCCCGATCGATTCCAGCTTCTCGGCCCCGGTGGACCCCCGCGCGGCTTCAAATGCCGTGAACGTCTGGAGCTCGGCTCGAATGATGGGATCGACGGCGAGCTTTAGCCGGTCCACCTTCTTCAAGGGGACGAAAAGCATCAATCGGAGAGCCGTCCCGGATATTTGGGCTCCGAGTTCAGCAGGCTCAAAACAAGCGGCGCAAGTCTCGGATATGATGTAGAGCTGCCGGATTAGGGCGTCAATTTCGGCGAACGCCCCGGAGAGCTGCCCGTCCCATGTGACGTACCCGGGCGCGGCTTTGCCTTCCTCCACCGCGAAAGCCTTCCGCTTCCCGTCGAAAACCCAGGCCCCCGATTCGGTCTTGATGAACGCACCCGAATCCTCGTTCGCGTAGAACATCGGCTCGGAGTGGACGTCCAGGATCCGCCCTATTCGCGTCAAACGGGCTTCCATCCGCTTGACGATCGAATCCAGGTCTTTGTAATCGTCGATCAGTTTCCCGCTTGAGGTGTGTAAGTTCCGAACCTCAAATATTAGAGGTTGATCGACGCCCGTCTCTTCGATCGTCGGGGCCTCCCCCCCGCCCATGATATAGCCCGAAGCCGAGACGACGTACTCGCGGGTCTCGATTTGGCCGGGGCGGTGGATGCGAACTCGGAGCTTACGCTGCTGGATGTGATCGACGTATCCGAGATCTTCGAGCCAGGCGACGACGTGCTCTTTGGTTCGCCCGTATTCATCGACGACCCCGAAATATCGGCCGGGGTGGACGACCTGCAGCTTGACCATCCCATCCTCCATATAGCCCTCGATGAAACCATGCCCGAACCGCGACACGTCGATCTGGCGAGCGTGCTGGAGCTTCCAGTATTCGGTTCGGTCGATGAAGGCCGAAAGGTACTTCTGCTTTTTGGATTCGGGGTCTTCGTCTCCGATAGCGCGTGGGATCTCCCCGAACAAGAAGTCGGCCCAGAGCGTCGATATTCGGCGATGTAGGTTGAGGATGAGAATGATTTTGTTGTACTCGGCCGTCTGGCTGGAGAAGAGGTCGAGAAGCGCCCGGAAGACTTTCGTGTGCTCCCCATCGAAAAGATGTTCGTTCTCTTCGTACCTCTGGAGCCGGTCCTTTTCCGATTCCGGTGGCCAGGGTTGGCCGACGGCGAGCGCGGCTTCAAGATCTCGAATCATAGAATCCTCATCTGCCTAAGTTGTTTTGCGGCTTCCCTCGCAGCGTAGCGGTTGCCGTCGCATATATGATCAGGAGATCCCGATCCGCCCTTGATGTACATATCAATCCCCTGTTGTTGTTTTTTCTCATCCCAGAGCAGATCATTAAATCCCCAGATAGTCTTTTCGCATTTTTCGTAAACCTTGAGCTTCCCCGTAGCGAAGAGGGTCGATATGTCCTCCAGGCCGGACATGATCGAGTTGTCGGCTGCCCGGACGTGCGATAGATGCTGATATTTAGACTGCTTTATCTCTCGGATGAATCCGGCCTCTTCGGGGGGGACGATGATCTTCGCCGGGACGGGGTTCTTTTTCCAGTAACACAAATTCGCCAAATCGTCTATGTATTCGTGGTTGACCTTCTGTTTGTGCTCTTTGACCGAATCCCAATAGAACTCTCGGATGATATACCAGACCCCGCCCGACAAACCCCACAACGTCGCGGCGAAGGGGTTCGCGGTTCCGTAGTCGGCACCGACGAGGTACATGGTGAAGTGGTCCGGAAGAGTCGAGACGACGTAACCCGCCGACGGGTCTGGATCGAAGAATCCGAAGACGCGCCCCTCGGCGGCGACCCAAAGACCCTCCACCCAGCGACGATACCAGATCGTCCCCGGCGCATACATCGATTTGATCCAAGCCTTGTACTCGTCGGAGAGATGGGGGTTGTCCTCCATCGTGAAATGGTAGAGCTTTGCCCGGATGCCCGGATCGTCGGCCCTCTCGACGATCTGACGGTGGAACCAGTGATTAGGGTTTTCGGGGTTCATCGTCATGATCGCTTTGGCCCCCGGGATTCGGAGACGGGACAAGGCCATCATGAAGAACGACTCCGGCCAGGTCGTCACCTCGTCGCCGTACCAGGCGTATAACGTTTTGCCCCTGATCTTAGATTCTGACTTGGAATCGTTGGCCCCGTAGATCCTGATCTTGCGGTCGTAGAGGTAGACGATCCCTCTGCCCCGGTTCTCTGAATACTTCGATCCCAGGAACTCGGCGAGCGGATCGAGGACGTTGGCTTCCAAGGTCCTCTCCGTCTTCCCGATCATGGCGAGCGGATAATGTTTCGGGGTCCTTTCGACGAAGGCAGCCCAAGCCTGTGCGCTGGTGACGGTCTTTCCCGACGAGACGGAGCCCCAAAGGGCGTATAGCTTACGATCTCCATCCAAGAAGTCAAACGCCATCTGGCGGTGCTTTTGCATCACCGGATGATGGGGCATTTTCCAGCCGTCGTAACTCATCGAAAGCGGCTGCGATACTTCCGCGCTCGTCGTCATCGTCATCTGATCCACCAGTCTCTTTCCGTCTCTGTTCCAGAAGCCGCTCCAACGCCGTTGTCCATTGCATCAAGCCGAGAGGATAACGAGACTTTGGGAGAATCGCCTTCAATTCAGATATCGCTTGATCGATCAGTAAAAGCCGCTCTTCGGGGCCAAAATGTTCAAGATTAATGTCGGCGATTGTTTCCGGTTTTGGAATAGAACATTTATCATGGAACTTCTTGGATTGCCCACGCTTGCGAGATGAAGGAATTCCAGCTTGCTTTAAAATCCGGGTTACAGTCCCATGCTTTTTTTCGTCGCCCAAGCGCAATGCAGCGATCTCTTTCCGGGTTAACCTGCCGTCCCTACCGTCCTCGCAAATAGCGTTTCGGACTTCCGGAGGAAGAGGCGGCGGCATGTCATCAGTTCACCTT